CGAAAGTTTAATCGATTGCAAGAGGCATTTGAGAAGATATGTGCCCACGGCGGTGTATGGTTAAGTCCAGAACAAGTTGCGGATTTTAAGAAAGTTGAAAAAAACAACACGGAAATAATCCAGACTGGATTCATACCAAAGACAGTGACGCGAGTAGAATTAATTGATGATACTGGACGATGTTACGTGAAGAATGATGTTAAGGAGACGTTTTATCAATTACAAGACAAAGAACAGACATTAAAAGTGTTTGTAAATTTGGGAGATGAATGAACAAAGTACACAACACAGAACTTCGAATATAAATTATAGTTTGCTATTTTTTGTACCTCTGACATAGTTCTTTATGCCGTGATCTCTAAAGCTGTCAGCTAATTCAAACTTTTTAATTGCCTGCCAATGCCCTCTCATTTTATCTTTAACACGTTGCCAGGGATTCATACCATTTCTAAGTTGTCCATAACTGTTTAAGTAGCAGAATGTACCGTGATGCCTAAATCCCATAACCCAAAAAGGAACAGTAGGAACCAAATCATTATTATTACGCCACCTGTAGTGAGTAACATTAACATGACTAATAAACTGTTTATTACCTACACGCGGAGAACCAAACGTGTATAACGCTTCTGTTTGTTCTTCTAGTCGACTAGCGGCAATTGTAGCCATTGCTCCACCTAAACTATGTCCACATATAAAAAGCGGTTTCTTTTTAGATAATAAAGGAATAATATCAGCCCACAGTTTTTCAACTTCGTCAAAAAACCCATCATGTACTTGCCCGTCTGTTTTAGCTTTATGTTTCCATGATTTTAAATCTGCGGCAACATCATTTAATTCTTTAGGTTGTGTTCCTCTAAAAGCTAATACTTGTTCGCTGTTATTGGTTAATACCATTGCTTGAGCACCATCTTTGTTGAGATATTTTACTTTGCTATATCCTAGCTTTTTTAATTTTTCAGTTAATTTATCATCGAATTTTTTATACGCTAACCCTGATAAATTAGCAAAATGACTACTTCTATTCATGTGATCTCCTATTGTAGTAGTATTTAACCAATTTTGTTATAAATGAATTTAACAATCTTTGAACAACGATCCAAAATTCAATAAATAACATTACTAACGGGAGACACTAATGAAGCGACAAACGAGATCATTATTAGAAGAGCTAGATGAAATAGCGATCAACAAAGACAGAAAACATGTGGTGGAAAGTAGAGCAACCCACCTAATTCAGTCATCTATTAATTTATTAAAGATGATTAAAGAAAACTTTTCTGAAGAAGTGTCTCTAGATTTAGAGAAAAGATTCATAGCGGCAATTAAAAAACAAGAACCAATTAAATTTACTAGAGGCATTAGGAAGCTAAAAAATGATAATTAATGAAATAGATGTAGAGAAGTTTGCAGCTAGAACTAAAAAAGCCCAACAGAAGTCAGCTAAATTATCAGGCGGTTTCACTGGCAAAGGTGGTCAAATTGGCGATGTTATAAAAATGGCTGAAAAGCATCATGCTTTTTGGAAACATGCGGTACAAAAGAATTCCGATGTAGCAAAGTCCAATCCGCAAGGATTACTTAATGCTTGGCTAGAAAAATTCTACGGGACAAGTTCTGCTAAAATGACTGTTAAAAAAGCAACAACATCTGATAATATTAAATTTAAGCAAGGTATGAAGGGTGCTGAAGCGATATTTAGAATTGTAACAGCTATTTTGTTAAAACCTGATACTGAAAATCAAGCAAAACTTTTTAGAGAGCAAATAGTAGATTATATGCCACCTGAAATGCGGAAAAATATCGGCTTCCCACAAGTACGCCTCCCTGAACCAGCAGGCTCGGAAAACCCAACTGCGGCACAAAATCAAACACCTAAATCTAAAACTTATAATGCTGGTGATATAGTAACATGGACGAGTGCTAAAGGTAATACAGTTCAAGGTGTTGTTACTGGGAAGGAAGTCAAGCAAGGTTACACTCAAGTAAAAACTAGTAACAATACAGTAGTAGCCGTCGATTTTAATAAAATCCCATCTACCAGACGGGAAGGAAAATAAATGTTAATAACAGAAGTACTTAAACCGAAACAAGCAAACTGGCAACTATTAAATGAAGCTAGTAATAAAAATTTACATCTAGAACATTTGGAAGATTTGATTCTAAATGACGGCTATGCTGGTGCCGGCACAGCATTAAAGTATATTAATTCTTTAAGAATGATGCTTAATGTTGGCGGCGAAGGACAAAGCAAAGTAACAGTTAAGTGGGACGGTGCTCCTGCTATATTTTGTGGAACTGATCCTGTAGATGGAAAGTTCTTTGTAGGCACTAAGGCAGTATTTGGTAAAACTACAAATAAAGCGGCTAAGTCAACAGCTGACGTCGACAACTGGTATCCGGGCGAAGGACTTAACCTTAAACTTAAAGTAGCACTAGCTACACTATCAAAATTAAACATACAAGGCGTTTTACAGGGAGACATGATGTTTACAGCTGATTCTGTAGAAACAGCTACAATCGGCGGTGAGGACGTTTATACGTTTACTCCTAACACTATTACATATTCAGTACCTGTAGACAGCGACATAGGTAAGCGTATTAAGTCGGCTAAAATAGGTGTTATATTTCATACAACATATACAGGCGAAACATTAGCAGATATGAAAGCAGAATTTGGTGCCCAAGTTGGTAATTTAACACCAACAACAGATGTTTGGTTTGACGATGCTTATTATAAAGATGTAGGCGGAAAAGCAACTTTAACAAGCAAAGAAAATGAAGTAGTCAAAAACGGTTTACACCAGGCACAGATTACATTAAAGAAAGCATCTCCAGAAACATTTGATAAGTTTTTAGAAGATCCTGCTCTTGCTACTTGGTTAAAGCCTTTTATTAATAAAAGAATCACAGCAGGACAAAGTGTAGGAGAGCCGATACAGTTTGTAAAAGAATTTATTGTTTATTTTAAAGAGAAGATGGAAGGCGAAATAACAAAACTTAAAACAGGCGCAGAAGGTCCAGCGGCACAAAAACGACTTGAAAAAATATTAGCAACTGAAAAGTTTATTGAAGACAATTTAAATACTATATTAATAGTAATGGCAGTATACAGACAAGTTATACAACTTAAATTAAAGCTATTAAAGAAATTAGAACGTATTGAACAAAGTGTTGGTACATTCTTAAAAACAGATAACGGTTATAAAGTTACAAACCCAGAAGGTTTTGTGGCATTTGGCATGGAAGGTGGAGCAGTTAAACTAAATGATAGACTAGAGTTTAATGCGGCCAACTTTAACCAAACAAAGAATTGGGGTAAGTAATGGCATTTGAATTTTTAAAAGAAGAATTAGCAGAAGCAAGGATGTTTAAAAATCCTAATCGAATTAATGCTACTAGCCAAGGCCAATTAGCAGACACGTTATATTCTCATTTACTTGGGTTACAAGTAATGAAGTATGAAAATCCAAAAGCGGCACAGGCTTATGCTAGAAAAACTTTAAGTTTGCCATTTAATGCTGTCCGCCCAGGCGGCACAGATTTACATAATTTATTAGCAAGTGTTGATAAAGTACCACAGCACCAAGTACGTGGTTATTTACAAGGCATTGCTACTGGTAAATTAGATACACAAGCAGATAGGCGAGCATTAATTATGTTACAACGTGGATTAGGTGTTAGGAGCGGCGCTACTAACCAAATGAGACGTGTAATTGCTGACTGGCCAAGAATGTTACCAGCAGAACGTAAAGTAGCGGCTACTAGATTAGGTTTTGCCCTAAATCATAGTGCCAAAGGTAGTGACTTTATGCCAGGTTATATGAAAACTATGAAAAAGAAAGACTTAGGAATAGATCAAGCAACGAGCCCACTTAAAAAGAATCCTCTTGTGTGGGGTGCTGTAGCGGGTGCGGCCCTGTACAAAGCAATACGAGATCCACGTATTAAAAATCAGATCAAAGGTATAAGAAATTAGGCATTTTGGCTAAATATTAGTATGCCCGGAATATATATATCGGGTTCATAAAAATATAGGAGTCTTAAAATGGCAAGTTTAACTAGAGCTCACGGCAGTACTAAAGTAATGTACGCGGGTAAAGAAGTAGCATTAACAAAATTAGCAAAATCAAACATCACTCAAGCAGAGCTTGATGGTTGTATCGCTTTTATCGGTCTTACAGCGACTATCGTTGGTATCGGTGACGACACAACAGGTGGTTTCAACGCAGGTGCATCAGATGCGGTTCACATAATGTCAGAAGGTGCGGTTCCGGCAGCAGGTTCAGATTTTGGTGGCCAAACAGGTGTAACAGCAACAGTTGTAGCACTTTTTAACTAATAGTTAATTAGAACACTAGAAAGGGTCTTAGGACCCTTTCTTTATGAGTAACCGTCCATAATAGCATAAATAAACATGTAATGTAATAACTTAAAATATAGTTATTACCAATAAAATGTTATAAATCGGAGATTAATATTATGGCAAATTTAACAAGAGTAAGTCCTGCGGCAACTACATCAAATACAGAGATGGTTGGTGCTAACATGACTTTTTTCACAGTAGACTATGTTGCAACAAATGCTTCAACAGGTCCAGCTGGCGCTCAAGCGGCAGCACACCAAACGATTGGTTCTACTAACACAATTGTAGCAATTGGTCCTATGCTAGATACTAACACACAGCAAACTTTTGCTGTTGAAGGAACTTTAGTTGCGGCAACAATGCAAACGGCTATCAGAGCGTTAGGTACAGTTGATTCAGTTTCATTAGCAGGCGCTACTGTAACTGAAACTAAATTAGGTATTTTGACTGCCGCGGCAGTATCTTAATAACTATTAAGACTTAAAAATTCTTACCTTAGGATTTTAAATAGGCACTTTGCGGTGTCTATTTTTTTGACCTCTATGTCAGCACTAGATAAGTACATATATAATGAATTATCTAAATCTTGACGAAATCTCCTGTTTACATATTGAACACACTAGTAAATGTAATTTACTTTGTCCTCAATGTGCCAGGGTCGGTGATGACGGAAAGAAAAATTCAATACTTCCGTTAGATGAATTGTCACTTGATGATTACAAAAGAATTTTAACACCCGAATTTGCTAAACAAATAAAACGTATATTTTGGTGTGGCAATTACGGAGATAGTATTGCTAGTAATAATTTTTTAGAATGTTTAAAATTTATAAGATATTCGGGAGTAGGTGGACTTACTATAGTTACTAACGGTAGTGCTAGAGATCCAGAGTGGTGGACAGAAGTTGCTAAAATTTTAGATAGGGATACAGACCGTGTTGATTTTAGCATAGACGGACTTGAAGATACAAATCATTTATATCGTATTAATAGTAACTGGAAAAAATTAAAAGAAAACATTACAGCATTTATTAACGCCGGTGGCAATGCCCATTGGGACTTCTTAATATTTGATCATAATATACATCAGGTAGCAGAGGCAAAGGATCTTGCTACTAAACTAAAATTTAAAAGTATTAATTTTAAAAATACTAGCAGATTTATAAACGTAAGCGATTTTAATAATGTAATGGAATTAGAAGTAAGCAATAAGAAATCAACACATACTATTTCTAGTAAAGAAAATACAAATAAAAACAAGTACGAGCAAATTATAGATAAGTTTGGTAGTTTCAATTCTTACGTTGACCAGACACCTATTACTTGTAAATACAAAGTAGACAAAACGGTTTACATAGATTTCCAAATGAAACTATGGCCTTGTTGTTGGGTAGGTGCGCCTACTTACTTTGAGAATGAAGATAATATTCAAAAAGTACAATTGAAAGCATTACAAAATCGATATGAAAAAGATTTTAATTCATTAAGAGAACACACATTAAAAGACGTATTAGAACACGAATTTTATAATAAAGATTTAAACAATAGTTGGGGTAATACAATGGATAGTGAAAATTCAAAATTATTTACTTGCGGCAGAACTTGCGGTAACGAGTATGAGTTTAGTAGTCAAGAAGGTACGTTTAATTCACAAAGGTATACATTATGACATCTACGGCAACACACGGTTCAGTTACAGCAGGGTATAGCTTTGGCACAATAAGAAGCAGATACAAAATAAAAACATTAATAGATATATCTCCCACTGGTATGATATCTGAATTTAGAAATGATGTTCCCCTGCCATTTGTAGATGACCTAAGTAATATTATTAATAATAAAGAAACATGGAACGTTAGTAGAAACGAGCAACGTAATTGGGAAACAGTTATACAATGTATTTCTATTAGGGCACAACCTATTATGTTAGAAGCACCGATTATAGAAACTGTAAATTTAGCTAGCCTAGGATTTGGATATACCGGTAAGAAAAAAGTGTGGACATTTGAGTTTGGCTTTGAAACTACTGATGTTTATTTAAACTATGATGATCCTGTTAATTTACTAATACAGCAATTAGACGTTATACCTATTATAACAGGTCTAAACGAAACAACAAATTTAATAACTAACACAATGGTCACAACCGGCATTAAAGTAAATACACTATGTTATCCAATTGACATAGAATAGATAAATATATTTGGTTGACACTAATAGGCAACACTTAGGCACACTTTATAGGCAAAACACAATTCATTGTACTAGTAGCAATTCACTAATTAACAATATATATAGGTGATAAGACACAATGGCGGTTATAGACGTTGAAAAAGAAAGCCTCGAAGCACACGTAGATTTATGTGCAGAAAGGTATAAGAGAATGGAAGAAAAATTAGACTCGATTGACGAGCGTATGACTAAGGTCGATGAGGTCTTGGTTGAATTACGTGATGCAATGTATAAAGACAAGTCGTCTCGTAATAAGCAGATAACAACAGTTGGCGTTGGAGTAATAGGGGCATTATTGTCCGCTGTTGCATTTCTAACATATCAACTAATTATTCTTAATTAATATAGCGTACTAAATACAAGTATGCTAGTAGAAGAAATTACATTAGAAACGACGATGGCATGGGCTAGATCCGGTAAAAAGGTAGTCCGTAAATATCGTTGTTCAACAGGAAGACTCAAGGGTAAGATTGTTTCAACGCCCGGTGCTTGTTATAAAGCCCCCAATGTTAAAAAACGAATTCAATTAATGATTACTAAAGCAAAGTTTAAAAGAAGAAATGCTATGAAATCAAAAAGAACTAAACGGATTAATCCAGCAAGTCGTAGGGTACAGTCAATGAATAAAGCAATGAGTGGAAGAAGAAAATGAGCTATTTTAAATTATTAGAAGCAATGCCAACAATTGCTAGGGTTACTAAAGTTTCCGGAGACGGTAAACAAATATCAGTACAAACAGGACCTGGACAGAGCATGGAGTTAGACTTAGATAAAGATCCTAACATTGATGTTAGTCAAGACAACGGCAAAACTTCAATAAAATTAAATCGTGATAATAAAAATAAACTTAAAAAACCAGGCGGCGTTAAAGTAGGCGGAGGTGTTTCTATAGAAGAGAAAGATCTAAAAGAACGAGACATAGGCCTACTTAAAGCAGTTGCCCAGCAAATGGAAGCAGATGCCCACAAAGGCGACTATACCGCAATAGAAGAATTGTTACAAGATGTTTCAGAAGAAGAATTAAAAGGCTTTCTTTCTGACCACAGAAGTCCTAATGAATGGCCAGAATCAGTAGAAGAAGACCAAGGACAAGCAGATAGATATCACAATGAAACGTTAGGTTTACTAATTAAAAGACTAAAGTCGATAATTGATGGAGCAACTAGATCTCCAGTAGCACCGCACCAAGCTCTTGCACCGTCACACTTTAAAACAACACTTGAATTTGTTATAGATGAACTTGAGAATTTAAAGTTAGCATTTCCAAATAAATTCTATAAAGAGTCTAAAGTTGAAGTAGACAACGAAGGTAACATTGCAGGCTACTTAGATACTATTGATGAGTATGTAGAAATGTTATTCACAGACCTTCCTAAAAATAAATATGGACAGATAGCATACAGAATTCAAAATGCTGTTGACGACATTAGAACTAGAGAACTTGGATTAAAGCCAAGCAATATTAGAAGTCAGCACGCCGAATCAGTCCAAAAAAAAAGACTAGTTGATACTGGTTTAGATCTCGAAGAAGGCCCACACGATAAACACATATTTAAAGCCATTTTTATGGCAGGCGGCCCCGGCTCTGGCAAATCATTTGTAGCACAAGAAGTATTAAAACAATTTGGATTAAAAGTAATTGACTCAGACAAAATGTTTGAATACTTAATGTCAAAGAAAGGCATGGATGTAGGTGACCCAGAACAAATTTATAGTCCAGACGGACAAGCAACTAGAGACCATGGTAAAAAACTAATATCGATACAAAAAGGTTGGTGGCTAGATGGTAAAATAGGTGTAGTAATTGATGGCACTGGCCGAGACGTAGAAAAAACAGCAAAAATAAGACAAGAAATGATTGATTTAGGCTACGGCACACTAATGCTATATGTTAATACTGATTTGGGAGTAGCACAACAACGAAACCAAGAGCGTAAAAGAAAATTACCAATATTAAAAGTAGAACAAATGTGGCGAGCAGTACAAGAAAATATAATGAAGTTTCAACAATTATTTGGAGCAGATAGATTTATTGTAATAGATAATTCAGGCGGATTAGAAGATCCAGATAGACAACAAGCATTCACAAAAGTTGAAGGAAGTTTAAGAACATTCCTAACAGCACCACCCCGTAACCAACTTGCCCAAAAATGGTTATCAGCAAATAAAAGATAATGTTTTATAAATTAAGCCCTACTGTAAAAATTTGGGTTAATAAACAAGAACAACACATACTAACACTCATAGAGAATTCAGAAGAAGGCGAACTATTGCGATCAGAATTAAAACAAGAATACTTACTTGACATTAACCGTTTGGTAAGTAAAAGCATAATCTGGCGTAAGAGTATGGGCGGTGATGTGTTATATGGCAAAAAGCGAAAATAGATTTCCTATAATAGTTAAGCAAGATACGTTTACTCGCGTAAACGAATCTATAGTCGTTCAGATTAAAGGTGGCTATTGGCGATATATAAGGGAAGATGAAAAAATAGAGTTTTCATCAAGATTAGGTGCTGTGTCGTATGCAGTGGCATATGAAACCGGTCATTCGGCAGAAACTATTAGAAGAATCGATAATAATTTAGGAAAACATAAGAATGATGCTGTGTTTCATAGGTATCATTTAAAGGAAGCACATAAAAGACACGATAGCGATGCTATATTGCTGTATCAAACTAAACTCGACAAAAGTATGTCTGGGTGGGATAATGCAATAAACGAATTAAAAGAATTATCAAAAGCGATGAACATTATATAAATACTATATATGAATTTAAAGGGCTAAAATTATGAATTTAATGGAAATAGAAAAAAGAGTCACTAGTTCGGCAGTGAACAAACAACTTAAAAAAACATTTAATCACGAAATTGATTTTACTAAGCTAACACCAGCGTTAGCAATGGATATACTAGAATCAACTAGAAATGATATTAAACAAATCAAATTACATGGCAGTGACGTTAAAACATCACAAAAGTATCTAAATGCTATAATGACTATGGAAACATTGGAAAAATGGATCACAGAACAAAAAATAGTCTCAGAGCACGATATTCCAGGACGTAAAATGCAAGTAACTGATGCTGATAAAAATGCTAACACGCCGGCGTGGAAACGTTTTAAAGCAGGCGATCCTAGATATGAATATAAAGGTAAAGCTAAAGAGTCTGTAAAAGAAGCATTTGGAGATAACGCAACTGCTAAACAGGCTTTAAGAATGCTAGTTGGATCTAGCAATTATGCCAAGGCATTAAGAGCAATGGAAATGGCAAGATCAGGTAAAAGTGTACCAGCAAACTTTATGGAAGGATTATTTCCATTATTAGACTTGTTAGAAAATGTAATGTCAGCAAGTCTTTCAAACGTACATATTATGAAGCAACTTGATAAAAGAAGCCGACGTATGTTGAAAGTTAAAGAAAGTGTTCTTAAAGAAGGAGAAATGGAATCCGCAGAATTAGTATTAGCCGCTAAGGATATGGTTGACCAACTTCAAAAAATGCAAGAACAATTAGGCGAATTACAAAACGAAAATCTTCCTCCGTTAGTAGATGCTATTAGAGATGAAATGGGCCAAGACAGAGCAGACGCTTTTTCAAATGCCGCTAAAGGTACAGTAGAAACTTGTTTAAGTGCTGTTGAATCAGCAAGAGCTGGCATGGATAGTGCTACTAGAATGTTAACTGGCGAAGAAACAGGCATTGATTTAGGTGCTGAACCAGAAGACGACTTAGGTGCTGATACTATGGAACCAGCTGGTGAGATAGATATAGACGCCGTTGATGCTGAAATGCCTGCTATGGACTTAGATTCCGAAGAAGGTGGAACAGAAGGTGAACCAGGACTAGACCGAGAGGAACGCTAAAATGCGACTCGACGAGTTTGCTCCTACTAAATTATCCTCGTTAATGGCATTCTTAGCCAATAAAATTCAAGGTGATGACAAAGAAATCCCCATGAAGGCCTTCATTGCAATGGGCCATAATATGGGAATACCTTTAAATTACATAGCACTTAAAAAAGCATACGACGAAAATCCTAACTTACAAAATCTTATCGCTGACTTAAATCAAGACAGCATTATATTAAAATCCCCAGACGAAATAGATACAGACACGTTAGACACCGAACAGCCAGAAATAGACGCTGATAAAAAAGTAAATGACATGGCTAAACGAGCTCTTAACAAAAGAAGATAACCAAGACTTACCTCCCTCCTATATAGTTTTTATAACTAATTTATGTAACACTAACGTTACAACACACAAACACACAGGAGAAACAAATGACTACAAGTAAAAATGCGTACGAAATTCGTACAGAAATATTAGGCATGGCCCAAGGCTTTGTTATGGACAAGTTTCATAATCAACATCAAAAATGGCAAGACTCAACTGATAGGCATCCAGAAACTGGTGCTATACTATCTACTAATGACAGCCCACACTACCCTTCATCAGACGAGATACTACAAGAAGCAGAGAAGTTATATTCTTTCGTTGATAGTAAGTAGAAGTCTTATAAACCCGGAGGAAACTTCGGGTTTTTTCTTTACTTAGACTTGACTTCCTATTATAGACCTGTTATAATAGTAACATAGTTGAGAGAGGTCATTATGATAACAGAGAAATTTAATTATACCCAATTAAAACGAAAAAGTGTTGAGGGCAAACGCCTTTACACAACACCAGAAGGTACCGCAGTTCCTAGTGTTACAACAATCTTAGATAAAACTAAGTCTGAAGAAAAACGAATGGCTCTTGCTAATTGGAAGAAACGAGTAGGCGCTAAAGCGGCCCAAGAAATTGTTACCGAAGCATCAGGCCGTGGAACAAGAATGCACAAGTACTTAGAAGATTATTGTATTGATGATAAATTAAAAACACCAGGCTCTAATCCATTTAGTCAACAAGCAAATAAAATGGCTGAAGTTATTGTAGAGCAAGGCATGTGTAACTTTACTGAAATATGGGGGACAGAAATCCCGCTATATTTCCCAGAATTATATGCTGGCACAACAGACGCTGTTGGAATATACAATGGCAAGCCTAGTATTATTGATTTTAAACAAACAAATAAACCTAAAAAAGAAGAATGGATCGACGATTATAAAACACAGTTAGTAGCTTATGCCCTTGCCCATAATGAAGTATACGGTACAAACATTAAACAGGGCGTTATTTTAATGTGTAGTAAAGACTTATTATACCAAACATGGACAATTAAAGACGACGAGTTTGAACTTTTTACAGAGCACTGGTTAAATAGAGTTCAATCATACTATCAACTTATGGCATAAATACTTCTATATAAGGAGTTATTTAAAATGGCCGTAGTTCAAATATCACGAATTCAACACAGACGAGGTTTAAGTGATGACTTACCTCAATTAACATCAGCTGAGCTTGGCTGGGTTATTAACCAACGTAAACTTTATATAGGAAATGGTTCTGCCGTAGAGGGAGCACCTACTATAGGAAACACCGAAGTACTAACTGAGCATAGCAACATTTTAGCTGGTGCCAACAGTTATACATATAAAGGTGATAGAGCAGGTTACACAGCAGGATCAACAACAGCAAGAAGTTTACAAACTAAATTAGACGACTTTGCTAGTGTATTAGATTTTGGTGCTAAAGGTGACGGTGCCACTGATGATACGACGGCAATTAACACAGCATTATATCAATTATATTGTGTACAAGAAACTAGTACTATTACTAGGCGATCTTTGTATTTCCCACCAGGAACATACATTTTAAATACAGACGAAATTAAAGTGCCGGCGTATGCTCATATGATCGGGGCAGGGCAAGAAAAAACATTCCTCAAACAACAAACAGGTGGCGGAAAAGTAGTTTTAAGAACAGCAGACAGTGATCAAAATATATCTGCTAGTATTGGAACAGGATCTGCAATAACACCTAGGTATATTACTGTTACCGGAATGACATTACACAATACAACCGGCGACCATGTTGCTTACGTAGAGCAATGTAATGAAATAAGATTTAATGATGTAGGATTTAAGGGAAGACTATCAGCAGGCCCTACTTCAGTGGGCAACAAATATGCTTGTGTTAAAATAGACCAGACAGCAACTCATGTAGCAACACATATTGTATTCAGTGGGTGTGATTTTACATTTAACGACATTGGTGTTATATCAGATGTAGCACACACAAATGTTGTATTTGATGCTTGTTCGTTTGCTTATTTGTATGAAGCATTTCGTATAGGTGAAAATGTTGTTGGTGGCACGTATGCCAAGGGATTAAGAATTCAAAATAGTCAATTTGATAACATCACAGGAAGAGCCCTTTATATATTTAACGGACAGGCAATAACGTCAGCGTTTAATACGTATAAAGATTGTGCTACAAATTTAGCCGGAGCAGGAAATCCAATAGCGCCTGTTATTGATTATAATCACGATGGTAACGGAGCGTTTGGTGATTGGTTTGACAGGTCAGATGTGGATGCTTTGATATACCCTAGAGTCGAGCATAACGGGAAAGAGGTTTATACAGCGTTAGCAGACAACTATATCGGCTATGGCTATTCTAAAGAATTTGCTGGTAAAAAAGTTGTCCTTTTAGACAATCAAACTTCAGCAATTACAACTGGTATAGCATTTAGTAGGGCAACAGAAACTAGTATGAAAATATCATATGCTATTAGCAGAGGTGTTAGAATGCGAACCGGGACTATATGGATAACCAACACAACAGCAGATAGTTCAATTTCAGATAATCTTATTGAAGAATCAGATGTCGGCGTTGATTTTAGCTTAGATAGATCCGGAAGTGACACAAAGTTATTTTATAAAACTAATAGTCAAGGCAACACCGCCAGCTTCTACTACAAAATAGAACGCAACTACTAATTACATATACAAAGAATGTTTGACCTTTCGTACCAAGAGAAAGTCAGGGCATGGCGTAGTTTTCGCTTAGAAGTGTCGTGGCTGGATAGAGATGAGATCTTAGATCGTACTGCTAAATTGTGGGCAACGGCTCCAATCGCAATGCCGCATCTAGATTTTGACTTACCGGATACTTGGCCACAACCGTGGGATTTGATATCTTATCATTCTTTTGACGAAGTTGGAAAAGCACTAGGGATATATTATACACTTTATTTGACAAATAGATTTGACAAACGGGACCTAGATGTAGTATTATATAGTAACACAAATAGTTCAACGGCAATAGCCACTGTCGATGTCTACAACAAATATACTCTTAATTGGAGTCATGATAAGGTTGTAAATACTTCAACAGTAGTAAAAAGTAGTTCCAATAATAGACTTTGGAGATATAATTATGTTGAACTTAGAACAGAATCGTACTTATGATGATAGCAGTAAGTATTCAAAGAATGTAGGAAATATAGTAGTCATGAATAACATATCAATTAAAAAAAGAACAGGTATCAATGAACCGTTAGATCTAGAAAAGATGCACAAGGTCGTTTTTCACGCTTGTGGCAACTTAACAAATGTAAGTGCGAGCCAGGTAGAAATTAATAGTCATTTAAGTTTTTTCAACGGAATGACAACGGTAGAAATACAAGAAACATTAATTAAAAGTGCCGCAGACTTAATAAGTGAAAGCACACCCAACTATCAATACGTTGGCGGAAGATTAATATCATATCATTTACGAAAGATGGTGTACGGAGAGTTTGAACCGTGGCATCTTCATAAACTTGTTAAAAAGAACGTAGAAGAAGGCTATTATGATCCGGAACTATTACACACATATTCAGAAGACGAATGGAATAAACTAAATGGGTTTATTAAGCACTCACGTGATAATAATTTAACTTATGCCGCAATGGAACAGTTTAGAGGAAAGTATCTAGTACAAAATAGGGTTACTGGAGAACTTAAAGAAACACCTCAAATAACTTATATACTAATTGCCGCAACATTGTTTAGTAAGTATCCAAAAGAGACCAGATTGAGCTGGGTAAAAAAATATTATGATGCTATTAGCAACTTTGATTTAAGTTTACCTACGCCAGTAATGGCAGGAGTTAGAACACCACAGAGACAATTTAGTTCTTGTGTATTGATTGAGACAGGCGATAGCTTAGATTCGATTAATGCTACTACTAGCAGTATTGTAAAATATGTTAGTCAAAAGGCAGGCATAGGAATTGGAGCAGGATCTATTCGTGCTTTAGGGTCACCTATTAGAAAAGGTGATGCTTACCACACAGGAGTTGTTCCTTTTTATAAAATGTTTCAAGCCGCAACTAGGAGTTGTAGCCAAGGTGGAGTAAGAAATGGAGCCGCTACACTATACTATCCTATTTGGCATTTAGAGATTGAAGATTTATTGGTTTTAAAGAATAACAAAGGTACCGATGATAATCGAGTACGACATATGGACTACGGAGTACAGTTTAATAAATTAATGTATGAACGCTTAATTGCCGGTCAAGACATTACTTTATTCAGCCCACATGATGTGCCTGGGTTATATGAGGCATTCTTTGCTGATCAAAACAAATTTAAAGAGCTTTACGAGAAAGCTGAACGGTCTACTAAAATAAGAAAACATTCTATTCCCGCTTCTAAGTTGTTTAGTCAATTTATGGAAGAAAGAAAAAACACTGGAAGAATATACTTAATGAATGTCGACAATGCGAATGAGCATGGTTCATTCAAACCAGAAGTAGCACCTATTAAACAAAGTAACTTATGCTGTGAAATTAATCTACCTACTAAGCCATTAAGCAGTTTTAATGACGAAGAAGGTGAAATAGCACTATGTACATTATCTGCTATCAATTGGGGTAACATAAAGGATCCTAGAGATTTCGAAGTGCCGTGTGAATTAGCAGTAAGAGGATTAGATGCGTTGCTTGACTATCAGGATTATCCTGTTAAAGCCGCAGAAAACAGTACAATGAAAAGACGTCCACTAGGCGTTGGTATTATTAACCTTGCTTACTGGATGGCAAAAAATGATATGACATACAGTAAGCCTAATTTAGAATTAATTGACAGATGGGCAGAAGCGTGGAGTTATTACTTAATTAAAGCTAGTGCCGATTTGGCAGTAGAGCATGGTGCTTGTCCTGGAAACAATGATACAAAATACAGCGATGGTCTTTTGCCTATTGACACTTACAAAAAAGATGTAGATGAACTAGTGCCACACAAAGAACGTATGGCATGGACAAGTTTAAGAAAACAACTTAAAAGTACAGGAATTAAAAATTCAACGTTAATGGCACTTATGCCTGCTGAAACATCAGCACAAATTAGTAACAGTACAAACGGAATTGAGCCACCTAGAAGTTTAGTAAGTATCAAACAAAGTAAGCACGGTGTACTTAAACAAGTAGTACCAGGTATTGCTACACTTAAAAACAAATATGAATTACTTTGGGACCAAACGTCACCAGATGGTTATATTAAGATTATGGCGATATTCCAAAAATATGTTGATCAGGGAATTAGTGTTAATACAAGCTACAATCCAGTACACCATGAAGATGAAAAGATACCAATGAGTACTATGCTAGGACATCTTTTAACTTTTTATAAGTATGGCGGAAAGCAATTGTATTATTTTAATACGTATGACGGTGCTGGCGAAATAGAAATTAAAGATATAGTTAGCCAAGCAGAAGAAGTAACAACAACTTTAGGTAGAACAAGTTTTGGTAGCGACATCGAATATGATGAATACTGTGAGTCCTGTGCTATATAGCACACTCACTATAGTAAAGTAGAAAGAATCGAGGAAATGAATTGAAAACAGTATTTCAAACTGATAAGAAAAAAGATCACGTAAAGAGCCTAGCGTTCTTAGACCCAAACGGCGGAGTCGATATCCAACGTTATGATACTATGAAGTATCGACAATTTGATAAATTGACTGATAAACAACTAGGATTTTTTTGGAGACCTGAAGAGGTTGATATTAATAAAGATGCGGCAGACTTTAAAGGGCTAACTCAATTCGAACAACATATTTTCACGTCAAACCTAAAACGTCAAATACTGTTAGATAGTGTTCAAGGACGCTCTCCAAATGCGGCTTTCCTACCATTGGTTAGTATACCTGAGTTGGAAACTTGGATCGAAACATGGGCGTTTAGTGAAACAATTCATAGTCGTAGTTATACACATATTATTCGTAATATTTACAGTAACCCAACAAAAGTGTTTGATGAATTACTAGACATTAAACAAATTGTCGATTGTGCTAAAACTATTTCAGCGTCATACGACCAGTTAATTCATAAAACAAAGTTATACGAACTATTAGGCGAGGGCACACATAATCTTAACGGAAAGAAAGAATCGGTTACATTGTATGAACTCAAGAAGTTACTATGGATATGTTTAATGAGTGTAAATATCCTAGAAGGTGTTCGTTTTTACGTTTCGTTTGCTTGTAGTTGGGCATTTGCTGAATTAAAGAAAATGGAAGGTAATGCTAAAATTATTAAGTTTATTGCTAGAGATGAGAATGTTCATTTAGCAAGTACACAAACATTAATAAAAATATTACCAAACGATGATCCTGACTTTAAAAAGATTGCTAAAGAAACAGAACAAGAATGTGTTGACATGTTTATGGAAGCAATAGAACAAGAAAAAGAATGGGCTGACTATTTGTTTAAAGATGGCTCAATGATAGGATTGAATACTGAACTACTAAATCAGTATGTAGATTGGATTGCTCATAGACGTATTTTAGCAGTTGGTTTACCTAGTCCTATTAAAGTGCCAGCATCAAATCCTCTACCATGGACAGAGAAATGGATAGCAGGAAGTGATGTACAAGTAGCACCACAGGAAACTGAAATAAGTTCTTATATTATTGGCGGAACAAAACAGGATATTAAAGAAGACACGTTTAGTGGCTTTGAATTATGAAGGAAAATATGATAACAGTATATACGAAAAATATATGTCCCTATTGTGTTAAGGCTAAAAACTATTTAGACTTACAAAATATAGCATACGAATCAATCAACATAGAAGACGATCCAGCTGGAAGAAACTTTCTAGTTGATCAGGGCCTAAGATCTGTCCCTCAACTATTTGTAGGTAAGACTTTGCTAGTTGCAGGTGGTGCCAACGAATTAGTTAAATTATCAAAAGATCAAATCAATGAAAAAGTAGAATCAATTCAAGGAGAATAGAATGTTAAAAACAAGTCAATTCAAGACTAACGATATAATTTGTTTTAGGATAACAACAGGTGAAGAAATAGTAGCCAAATTAGCCATCGAAGATACTCACACATATACAGTTAAAAAACCTTTAGCATTAGTTAATGGACCAAAAGGAGTTGTTATGGTTCCTGCGATGGTAACTGTAGATCCACATGCTGAAATTGTATATAACAAAACAGCAATAATTTCAAGTAGCACTCCAACTAAAGCAGTTGAAGCCAGTTATGTTGAAAGCACGAGTGGACTGGTAATGGCAACAGGTACCGGCGCAAATAAATTAAAAGCAAACTAAAGATTGTCAAACTTAACCGTAAACTCTTGGGATGAATTTCAACCATTAAAAACTGTAATGGTAGGGTCAGTCTTTGAGGATAGTTTCTTAGATGGGATTAAGAATACAACTATTAAAAACGGTCTAGCTAAAATACTTCGTGAAACACGAGAAGATATTGAATACTTTAAACAAACATTATTAAGCCACGGCATTGATGTTATACAACTTACACCAAAAGAACTAGGTTACCAAGATAGTATATTAGATTATACAGATTGGCAAACAGGAGAAATAGGTGTAAGTAGTCCTATTAAGGATTTTCCAGAAGCAAGTGACTTTGGTGTAAACCACAGGAACATACGCTTATCACGTGATTCTAGTACAGGAATACCTCAACCACCATTAGCAATAAGAGATGATGCTCTAGTAATGGGCAACAAAATATTAATTACACAGGCTCACGTATATAGTACTAACTTGTCTGCTATAAAGTATAAAGAAATGTTTGGCGATGCTGTAGTAGATAATAGTATATATGAAAAGAATATTAACTTTAGGCGTAGTATTAAAAACGTTAAAAGTTGGGCAGAACGACATCATTTATCTATTGATGTTGATGATATAGCAGAACTAGAAAAGTTACAAAGCTCTACGCCATTAAACGGATGGTGTGCTCCTAACTTAACTAGGCTTGGCAATAAAGTTTTAGTTGATGTGTGGCAAACTCCAGAGGTAGTAGAAGAATTTTTAGAACCTAACTATAAAGACTTTGACTTTCATAAAATTTTTATTGGTGGACACAACGACAGCGTGTTTAGTGTAGTTCGTCCAGGCTTAGTAATTGCTACTCCTTGGTTCAAACCGTATGCTGATATTTTTAAAGGTTGGGATATTATTTGGTTTGATCAACCAAGTTGGGGTAAGGAAGTTAAATCAGCAATAAATTTAAGACACAACAACCAAGGTTGTTATTGGACACCCGAAGTAGAAGAAAATCCACAATTAGAAAATTTTATTAACAACTGGCTAGACAACTGGCATGGACAATCAGACGAAACTATATTTGATGTTAACGTTTTAGTCATTGATGAGAAGCATGTTGTTATTAATAGTAACGATAAAAATTTAATAAATCAGCTCGAGCAGAGAGGCATCACTCCAATTTATGTTCCTTTAAGGCACAGATTTTTCTGGGACGGCGGGTGGCATTGTAATACACTTGACATTCACAGAAAGGGCAAACAAACCGACTACAACCTATAAACTGGGTGTTTTTCCAATCACTTTCTTGACATTTATATCGTAATATGTTATAAATATGTACGTGATGTTGAAGCAATTCAAACACTAATCAGGACCCGGGGGCAGTACCCGGCAACTCCACCATAAGCATATTCGTTCCTAAAGTTGAGAATATTTTTATGATGGGGTTGATATAGGATCGACTGGTAGTTATTAGGAAAGTGGAGTCACTCCGATGTAAGCTGGATTAACGCGAACAAAAACTATAAACGCAAAAGATAATGTGTTTTTTGAGGACTATGCCATAGCGGCATAGTTGCTCGGGGTTAGAAGATGCCTATCAACAGAAATCTACAAAAGGGCACTCACCATTGTTTGGTGAGTGTCTTTACATATATGTAAAGGAAAAAGATATGAAAAAAATACTAATCGCCACTATGGCTTTAGGCCTAATGTTTACAGGTGCTTCGGCATTTGCAGACGTTAACCTCTATGGTTCAGTAAACTACAAAGTCAGCAATGATGATGATAGTACTGGAAAAGCTGTTTTGAAGGCACAAGACAACGGATCTAAAATTGGCGTTGATTTTTCTGAGACATTAGTCGAAGGCCAGTCAGCTACTTTAACAGGTTTTGGTAAATTAGAAATTGGTGTTGATACAGATGATGCAGGATCTGATACATTTGATTCTAGACTAGCTTATGTTGGTGTAGACGCAGGTGCGGTAGGTGCAGTATCTATGGGTAGACAAACAAATCCAGGTGCTGGTGTAAGTAAGACAAACATATTTAATGTGTATGGTGGAAACGCAACATTTAATTATGCTGATCGTTCTTCTAACACAGTAAAATATTCTAACACAGTAGGTCCTGTAACTTTAGATGCTCTAGCAGTAATTGACGGAGCAACTGGAAAAACAGGTATGGATGTGACTGACATTTCGGCTTCTATGGACATAGGCCCAATATCAGTAGCAGGCGGAATGGTAAATGATAAAGTTAACGTTATCAAATATCGTTTACTATCTGGAAGCATCGACATAGCTGGTATTACACTAGCTTCTACTTATTCAGTTAAAGATGTAGTTGGTACTGCTGACTTAACTGGTATGGAATATACAGCTTCTACAACTCTTGCTGGTAACACAGTATCAGTTGGATTCCAGGACAAAGAAGGCACAGCAAAATACTACACAGCTGGTGTTAGCCGTGACTTGTCTAGTTCTTTAAGCACTTATGTTGAATATCAGTCAACTGACTTAACTTTAGCATCAAGCACAGATACATCACAAATGGCACTAGGACTTAAATTTACGTTCTAAGTTATTTGTAAGTTATTACTAAAGGTAGGCTTCATTAATTTGAGGTCTATCTTTTTTTATGGCTAATTATTAATATGATAGCATACTTTTCTTTTCAACCTGGAATGGGCGGCCATTTTTTTCTAAGGCTTTTGCTTTGGAGATGGGGACTAGCAGACAAACCTGTTAGCAATAGTTATTGGAATGAATATCATTTCCCTGAAACCCTTTGGCAGTTGCCTGATTTCTCTCGTCTACAAATTGATTTAGAGTACGGAGAAGACTGGATTAAAGAAGGACAATATGATCCTACTGTAATAGAACAATACTTAGAAACATTTAATATTCCCAAAGATAAAAATTCTTTTATACTTGATCATCAAATATTCCCAAACTTAAACAAATCAATGAAAAAGGTAAAAGGTGTAAGATGCCCAATTATTGCTATTACAACAAAAAATAAAGACACGGCACTTTTTTGTAGAAATTTAAGAGATGTAAAATCATTAATGAAAGATAATTTTGGATTACGAGACAAGCAAAATATGGAAGTTAGGGAAAAGCCTATTTGGTATACTACTGGCCCGTCTCCGCATGAGTTAGGTGCTAGAGCATTACTACCAATACCTCAAAAGCAAAAAGTGGAAATTTTTGAATGGATAGACTTAGAGGTTGAACACGCTGATATAATTTTTGACTATGATAAGTTAATAGAAGGCGACATTAGTTGTTTTAAAGAAATAGACGATTATTATAAATTTGCTCCAATAGAACTAGATGAAGATGTCATAAATTGTATTAAATGGTATCATGTAGAAAATAAAAAGTTAATACAAGATATAGAAAATGGTTGACAATTTCGAATAAATATAGTATAATAATAAAATTATTATAAAACCTTATAAGGTACAATATGAAATAGATAATGAAAACAACACATGAGAGCCACTAGCACATATTCTAGCACATAGAAATAGAGTATGAGGATAAGGCAACCAACAGAGTTTCTAATTGGATTTGTAGCTATGTACAAGTCCAATTTTTTTGACTAACGTATCGTAACCAAATAAGTACTAGCATGGATAATTGTTTTCACAGTTGGGGTGAACTATCAAAGGTACTTGTGGGAGATGTTTTGCCGGCAAGTGTTTACGACGGTCTCCCTACCCAAATTAAAAATTGCCTCACACAGATAACAGAAGAAACACAAGAAGATTTAGAAAACATGTGTTCAGTTCTACGTTCTCACGATGTTGAGGTTGTAAGACCTAATATTAAAACCTATATGGAAAATGAAGGGTTCACTCATGCTGAGCAAACAATAGCAGAACGTAAAACACTTCCAGGTCAACCATTTGCTGTAAGAAACCACATGTTACGCTGGCACGATAAAATATTTGTTGGAGCCAAGTGGGCATGGGAAAATTACGGTAAAGAAGCATTACACGATCATAAGGATGACGTTATACTATTTGATTATTTTTGCGCCAGCGATGTCTTTAGGTTAGGCAAAGATTTGTTAATAGATACACAAAATAAAGATAACTTACCGTTTACTGAATGGATTAAAAAATATAGAGACACACATGAACTAGATGTTAATATTCATACAGCAAGTATGGGTGGCCATAGTGACTCGAGCGTGTGTCCTATTAAGCCGGGGCTGTTATTAACACGTTATGAAATAGACCAATATTCGGATACGTTTCACGGCTGGAACATACATAAACTGCCTCACTATATGCCAAATGACTTAGAACGTTACCATAGACTTTGGGAAGATTTTAGTTTTAAATTAGTTAACGAACCGCAACAAGAAGCAATAGATTTTATTAAGCAGTACCTAACACATTGGATTGGTTATAGTCAAGAAACTACATTTGAAGTTAATATGTTACATATTAATCCAGAAACAGTTATTACAAGTCATACAAATAAAGATGTTACTAAACTGTTAAATAACAATGATATTGAAGTAATACATTGTCCTTTGCGACACAAATATTTTTGGGACGGTGGTAGTCATTGTGTTACGTTTGATATTAACAGAAAAAGTGAACCTGAGGATCTTTTTAATAGACGAGAAGATCTTAATTTCGGCGAACTATGGAGAGAATAGATAATGTACGAATATAAAGCAAAAATAATTAAAATTGTAGACGGTGATACTGTTGATGTTGATATCGATTTAGGATTTGGGATTTGGATGAAAAATGAACGTGTAAGAATCATGGGCATTGATACTCCAGAATCTAGAACACGTGATAAAGTAGAAAAGAAATTCGGCCTTGCGGCTAAGAAAAGATTAACAGAGCTATTAAAAGAGCATACGGTGTTAATGACTGAGGTAGATAAGAACGGTCTAGACATGAAAGGTAAGTTTGGCAGAGTCTTGGGAGATTTTAAAACAGATAGTGGCGTAAAAGTTACTCAAGTTTTAATCAAAGAAGGACACGCTGTAGCATACTTTGGCGGTGCTAAAGCAGATGTTGAAGCTCAACACATGAAAAATAGAACACGTTTAATTAACGAGGGTGTAGTAACACTCTAAACTGTTGTATTTTTACAACAGATCTACCCTAAAAATTGGTTGACAAATTGGCCAAAATATGCTATAATATTACAATATAAACAATAAAGACAGAGGCATATTATGGCTAACTTGGGTAGAGGCTTATTAATTTTAATAATTGTTCTTATTGCTTGGGCAATCAAACCAGCACACGCTACAACAGGCGCAACATTTACTTCTCAAGCAGAACATATTCTTTGGCAATTACTAGAAATAGAAGGTGTGGCAAATAAAGACCATCCAGAAGTAATGTGTTTAGCAGAGAATATTTACTTTGAAGCAAGAGCAGAAGCATTTTCAGGTAAGGCAGCCGTAGGCAATGTTACTAGAAACAGAGTAATTGATTCTAGATGGCCTGATACATATTGTGATGTTGTTACAGACGGTCCTGTAAAAGAATCATGGAAAACAAGACAGTATAAAGATTTAGCAGATTCAGAAAGAGTATATTATCCTAAGAAGTACAGATGTCAATTTAGTTGGTACTGTGATGGTCATAAAGATGTTATATGGGCCAACTATGAATTAACGGGACAAACTATTGAAGGTAATGCTAGAGCATGGAGAGAATCAGTAGAAGTAGCAATATACATTTTAGAAGTAGGAACAATGGCAATAAAAGATAACACTAACGGTGCTGTATTTTATTATGCTCACAACCTAGTATATCCAAGTTGGGCAGAAACTAAAGAACTAGTGGGTATATTAGGCAACCACACATTTATGAAATAAATATTATTATGAGAATGTTTGAAATCACAGAACCAGATCAAGTAATGCTAAGAGCATTAGCCAAAGAGATTAGAGGAACCCAATCATATACTCAAATCAAGCAACTTGTTGTGAAACATTTTCCAATGATAACAATTGATGTACATAAGTCAATTAAAATCGATCAAGGATCGATGAACATTAGTGCTCACTATGATCCTGACAAAGACGAAGAAGGTGATCTACCTATTCATATTGATTTGTTTTTTAGCAACGAAGACACCGACCAACTTACTTGGACAAAGGAAGGCAGAAAGTTTTTCTTATATAACTTACAAGATGTAATGAAGCACGAGCTATTACATATGAAACAGCACAGGCAGAGGGATTTTCATCCAGGTAAAGATGGATATGTAAGTGATAAAGGCATGGAACGAGAATATATGAGTCGTCCAGATGAGATTGAAGCATATGCTATGAATATTGGAGATGAATTCATACGTAAAGTTGGCAAAGAAGGTGCGGTGGACTTACTCAGAATGGCCAAGAAAACAGCACAATTCAAAACTGAAGTTGGACATTTTTTAAGTCCAAACTTGTTAGCCTACTTTGCTCTTTTTAAGTGGGACACAACTCATCCAGTAATCAAACGATTACTCAAAAAAATCTATATATATTTAAAACAATCGAAATAAAAGGTTGACATTACCCTACTTAATCTAGTATAATATAACTATGAACAACAGCATACAAGATAGTGTAGTATCCTTTCTTCCTCCTCGTCGCAAGACTACACCATCGGGTTGGACAAGTTTTAATGCTCCGTGTTGTGTTCATAATGGCGAGAGTCGAGACAATCGCAGTAGGGGTGGCATTATTACCCAAGGTGATGGTGCCATCTCCTACCATTGTTTTAATTGTAATTTTAAAACAGGTTGGAAGCCAGGAGGACATCTTGGATACAAGATGAGAAAGTTACTTACTTGGCTAGGTGCTAATGACGGAGAGATACAACGATTAGTTATTGAAGCAGTAAGAGTTAAAGATGAAGTTGGTGTACTTGAAGAAGTACAACATGAAGTAGAAGTTAATTTTGATGAATATGAATTACCTGAAGGTAGTTTAGAAATTAACGAATGGGGTGACAAGTTAACAGAAAATGACATTGAAGCGTTTACTAAATGTTGCCAATATTTGTTAGACAGAGATCCTGATTATAAATGGTCAACGTACTGGTCAAATTCAACTTTAATGAAGCATAGAGTTATTATACCTTTTATGTGGAAAGATAAAATTGTTGGATATGCCGCAAGAGCAGTAATTGATAGTTTAAAGCAAAAGTATATGGCACACAGACCAGCCGGATATGTTTTTAATTCCGATAGACAAACTGGTACTAGAGAGTGTATAATAGTAGTAGAGGGTGTATTTGATGCTATAGCAATTGATGGTGTTGGTGTATTAGGAAGTAACATTAACGAACAACAAGCAGATATTATTGATAGCATTGGTAAAGAGGTAATAGTAGTGCCGGATAGAGATCAAGCAGGAGAACAGTTAATTGATAGTGCTCTTGAATATGGTTGGGGAGTAAGTTTTCCAAACTGGCATGATGATGTGAAAGATGTTAGTGATGCTGTACTGAAATATGGTAAATTATTTACGTTAAGTAGTATTTTAGAAGCAACACAACGTAACAAATTAAAAATACAATTAGCAAGGAAGAAACTTGGAAAATGAAGAACAAAAACCTGTAACAGATTATACTGTAGAACTACAGAAGCTATTTTTAGAGATGATGATTCATGACGCCCAAAGTTATGTCAGAGTACAAAACATTTTTAACTATGAAAACTTTGATCGGAGTTTAAGAAAAGCGGCACAGTTTATTTTTGATCATGCTGACAAGCAGAGTCAAATGCCTACACTTGAGCAGGTAAATGCTTTTGCTGGATCTAGTTTAAAAGCAACTCCGGATTTAGCAGACGGGCATTATAATTGGTTCTTTGAAGAATTTGAAAACTTTACAAGACGACAAGAATTAGAAAGAGCTATTTTAAAAAGTGCTGATCATTTAGAAAAAGGCAACTATGCTCCCGTTGAAAAGTTAATTAAGGATGCTGTACAGATTAGCTTGACACGAGATTTAGGCACAGACTATTTCCATGAACCTAAACAAAGATTACTAGCATTAAAAGATAACAACGGACAAGTAAGCACAGGTTGGCCAACACTAGATAGAAAACTATTTGGCGGTATGAGTAAAGGCGAACTTAATATATTTGCAGGCGGCAGTGGTTCTGGTAAGAGCTTGTTTTTACAAAACTTAGCGTGTAACTGGACAATGGCTGGACTCAATGGTGTTTATGTTACTTTAGAATTAAGTGAAAATTTATCAGCCATGAGAGTTGATAGTATGCTTACAGAGATTCCGAGCAATCAGATCTTTAAAGACTTAGATGATTTAGATTTTAAAGTTAAGATGATAGGTAAGAAGGCAGGTAACCTAAGAATTAAGTACATGCCAGCACAGAGTACTATCAATGATATTAGAGCATATTGTAAAGAGTTACAAATTAAAACAGGTAATAAGATAGACTTTATGTTAGTTGACTACTTAGACTTGCTAAGTCCAGTTAGTGTTAAGGTTAGTCCAAACGATCAGTTTATTAAAGACAAGTATGTTAGTGAAGAACTACGAAACTTATCTAAAGAACTTAATGTATTATTTGTAACAGCATCACAGCTAAATCGTGGAGCAGTAGAAGAAATTGAATTTGACCATAGTCATATTGCTGGCGGTATCAGTAAAATTAATACAGCAGATAATGTGTTTGGTATTTTTACAAGTAGAGCTATGAGAGAACGAGGCAAATATCAATTACAACTTATGAAAACTAGAAGTAGTTCGGGAGTTGGACAAAAAGTTGAATTAGGATTTGATGTTAATAGTTTACGGATTATAGACTTAGGTGAAGATCATCAACCAGATCAACATACAAGTGATGTTATGGAGAAACTAAAAACTAGATCAACAGTAGGTGATAGCAATACCTCAACACAAGAACAACCAAAAATCACAGCAGATGTACAAGCAAATAAGCTGAAGAATATGCTGAAGAACATTTAAAAAGGTAATAAATACATGATGATATTCGGAATTTTTATTTTATTAGTAGCACTATCAATTTCAGGTGTTGCGGCATACTACAGCATAATAGGACTTACGGCAATATTTGCGGCCGCTGTTATTCCTGTAATTATTATGGGAGTAGTACTTGAAATAGGTAAGATTGTAACAACAGTATGGTTACATCAATTCTGGTTCGATGCCAAGAGATGGATGAGAAATTATCTAGCGGCCGCAGTTATAATTATAATGTTTATAACAAGTATGGGTATCTTTGGATTTTTATCTAAAGCACACATTGAACAAACATCACAAAGCGAAGAAAATCAATCACAACTAGTAAGAATTGAATCAGAGATTGAACGGTTTGAAACTGTTATTACTAGAGCTGAACTAAAAATAGTAGATGCTGAAAATCAAGATGATGACACTGATGCTAGAATACAAATTCAAATATCACAAGAAGAAGAACGTATTAACAATGCTTATGCTAGACAACAACCTGCTATTGATCAACAACAAGCTATCATTGATATCGAGTTAGGGAGAGTTAATGAAGCGTTTGAAAGAATCCAACCTGCTATAGATGAACAAAATGCTATTATTGATAGAGAAGAACAAAAACTAGCAAACACAATACAACCTTACACAGATGAAATAGCAACAATTGATGATAAGATAAACAAGTTAGAAACTTGGCCTGCTCAAGATAAGATTAAAGAACTACAAGCACTAATTGGTGTTAATGCTGATGGTAACTTTGGTTATAATACTAGAAATGCTTTGGCTAGATTTAAACTAGAACTAACAAACAGACGCTTAGAAGTATTAGCGGCCATAGATAAGATTAAAAATGATAACAAGTTTAATTACATTATCGTTAAAGCAAATGAAGAAAAAACACGTTTAAGAGAAACAGCAGAAGCTCAACAGTCTAATACTGGTGTAGATAATAGTGCTATATCTACCGCACGTGACGAGATTAAACGTTTACGTGGCATAGCAGAAACAGAAATTACCAATGCTAACGAGGTCATTACACGACTACGTTCTCAATTAGGACAAGGAAAAACTGATGCCTCTGATGCTTTGATAGACGAACAACTAATAAAGATTAAAACGGCAAATGACAAGATTGATGTACTAATTGATGAAAAGTTTGACATACAAAAAGAGTATCGCAAACTAGAAGCTGAAGTAGGACCAATTAAATATATTGCTGAATTTATTTACGGCGAAGAAGCAACTCAAGATATACTTGAACGTGCTGTTCGTTGGGTTATTATTATAATTGTTATAGTATTTGACCCACTTGCTATTATGTTGGTGTTAGCAGGTGTTCAAACGGTGAACTGGGCAAGGCAACAAAACGGTCATATCCCATATCATCCACTAAAAGGACCACAACCAACAAAACCAACAGATAATGCTACTGTAAAAAAAAGGGCAGACAAACGAGAGAGGGAACTTGAAATGAAAATACAAGAACATACTGACCTCCTGCTGAGGCTGGAAGAAGAATTAGATAATTCTATAGCAGGTGGCAAGTTAACCAAATCAGAGCTCAATGCTCTACAACAACAGCACGACGACCTAACTATTAAGAAAGATAAGTTACAAGAAGAGTATTCCGTTCTTCAAAAAAAAAGGACGAAGTCGACGAGTTAACTAAGATAGCAACAAAGACTATTGCTAAACTAGAAGAAGAAAATGTGTTACTTAAATCACAAGTAACTGAATTAGTAAACAAGCCTGATGTAATCAAAGAAGTTGAAGTTGAAGTTGAAAAGATTATTACTGATACTACCGGAATCGATTCACTCAACAGCGATATTATAAACTTACAAAAAGAGCAAGTAAACTTACAAACTCAAGTAGCAAGTAGGGACCAAGCTATTGAGAGAATAAGTCAAAAATATGATCTTATTGATAAAAATGCCACAATAACAGAAGAGGAAGAAAACCTCGGAGCAACAGCATCATTTGGTGAGCATTTACCAGTTGACCCACACAAAGGCCAACTACACACTTTAACAAATGTTTACCCACATGAACTTAAAAAATGGAACGGAAATAAATGGATTAGTGTTGACAAGGAAGGAACTTCAACGTACTTGACATCTGATTACATTAAGCATTTAGTTGATCAACTAGCACGAAATACACACGACGTGGACGATTTAAGTGTAGACGAAAAAGAAGCAGTATCTAAATATTTAACTAGAAGGGACGTACTTGGACAATAACGTAACAATAGTAACAGAGCCGGACTATTGGTTTGGCAAAGTTGAAAGTGTATTTTTAGTAGGCTGTGATAATTGGACAGTTGAACAGTACATAAAGGAGTTACCAAAATATGGTGATTACAGTTTACATATTGGCGAACACAATAGCAAAGTAGATTGGATTATTAATACAGCCCATAGGTCAACTGTAACAATAGTAAGTAATGAGTATGAAAATAAAATAGTGACGGGGTTTTTAATGTCACTGCCTAATGTTTGGTGGTGTGATGATATTCATCATGATGCTAATTATGAATCATTAAATAATAGAAAATTAACAGTTCCAGTAGACTGGATATTAAAGAAAAGGTTAACAAATGACTGATTTTTCAACAAACATAGATGAGATATTACAAGTTACAGAGTGTAACTTCTGCGGCAAAAATAAAGACCAAGTATATAAAATTATTGTTGCTGAGGGAGTGGGAATCTGTGACGAATGTATAGACTTGTGTAGCAAAGTTTTAACAGATGAAAAAGCAAAAGCAAACACACGAAGCCTCAAACCAAAAACAGCCAAAGAGATTGTTTCTTTTTTAGATAATAATATGGTGGGCCAGCATCGAGCTAAACGGCATATGGCAGTTGGTGTTGTTAATCATTACAAACGGTTAATGTTTGACTTAGATGGAACTGTCGAAAAGAACAATCAACTAATTATTGGTCCTACAGGAAGTGGCAAAACATTTATGGCTAAGCAGATAGCTAAATTTTTAGATGTTCCTATTGTAATTGCTGATGCTACAAGTTTAACAGAAAGCGGCTACGTAGGCGATGATGTTGAAAGTATTATTAGTTCGTTATTAATGAAAGTGGATTACAATGTAGCAAGGGCTGAACAGGGTATTATATTTTTAGATGAAATAGATAAGATTGGCCGCAAAGGAGAAAACGCTTCAATAACAAGAGATGTTTCTGGAGAAGGTGTACAGCAAGCCTTACTAAAATTAGTAGAAGGAACTATTGTTAGGGTAGCACCTATGGGTGGCCGCAAGCACCCGCAACAGGAAATGATCGAAGTAGATACTAGTAGAATACTGTTTATTGGTAGTGGAGCGTTTGTTGGATTGACTGAAAGTAGTTCTAGTGTTATTGGATTTAATAGTGCCAATGCTAAAGAAAAAAAATTAATAACTTCTGAATTAATCAACTACGGAATGATACCTGAATTTGTTGGCCGTTTTCCGGTAATAGTACAAACAAAAGAATTATCGAAAGATGAGTTAAAGCAGATATTAACCGATGTTGATAACAACCTATTAGATCAAACTAGGTTCTATTTTGAGTTAGATGGGGTTGAACTGATATTTTCGGAGAAAGCTCTTGACAAGATAGTAGACCTTGCGTTACAATATAAGATAGGGGCTAGAGCATTAAAGGGTATATTAGAAAGTACCTTGCTTGAATACTATTATGAGTTAGACGAACTAACAGGGAAAGAAGTAATTATTAATGAATCAGACGTACAGGAGGTTTAATGTTTGTAAATAAAAAGCAGGGTGGATATGAAAGGCCACCAAAATTTAAAAGAGCACAAGATTTAACAGGCGGAACAACAATTGAAGTTAGAAATGGTGATGTTACAAAGGCATTGCGAATACTGAAGAAAAGACTTCAAGCAGACAATACTTTACAAGAAGCAAGAGACAGGCAGTTTTATACAAAACCAAGTGAGAAGCGACGCCTTGCTAAAAAAGCCGGCGTAAACCGTTGGAAGAAGAAACAACGTGAGCTCGACTCAGCCTGGGGATTTTCCAAAAAGAGAATGTACTAAGGTGATCAGCAATGGCAACAGTTTACATAGCAGGTTGTAGTAATAGTCATTTTCATTATCTAAACAGTTATAAAGATAGTTGGACTAATCATTTAGGTTTTTCCAAAGTGTACAACCACGGTGTTTGCGGAAGTTCAAATGATTTTATAGCCAGACGGGCATGGAGTTTTTGCGAACATCACAAACCTGAACTAGCTATTATTCAATGGACTGGTCTACCTCGTTGGGAAACAATAGGTATTCAAAAGCCAGCAGACAGTATTCAATTATTAGAAGCCAGTAATTTAGATGAAGACTTCCACTGTTTAACACATACTATAGTTACAGGAACTCAAAATTTTTGGACTGTAGATAATGGCCCAACAAGTTATGCTAGTGTGGAACATGGTAGTTGGGTAGATAATAGTAGTGCCAGGCACTATGTTCTTTTAGAAGATGCAGCCACTAGTTTTTTAAGTTTAATAAAGAATGCTTATGTGCTACAAACTTATTTTAAAGAAATTAATCAACCTTATCTGTTTGTAAATGGAGGAGATTGGCTCCATGCGAAACATTTTAAGTATCCGGGTGATTGGGGCTATTGGCATCCTTTAGATTTTTTAAATGAAATAGAAGACGGGCCTTTACTAAATGTAAAACAGTTAGCAAATAAAATTGACAAAACCCATTGGTTAGAAACAGGCATTTTAGAGTTGTTAAATAATACACAAGAGTTTGGATCAGATAGGAAACACCCAGGTCCAAAAACTAATAAAGACTTTGCTAAATTAGTAAAAGAGAAGATAGATGCTAGTAATAGGTAATGATACAGTTAGTATAACTAATCACGGCGAAGGGCATTGGGTTCTTCAGTTAGCAGACTATTATAAAGAAGAACCAACAGTTATTGTCACAGAATCAAACGAAGATTCATTCCAAGAATTCATTAAACACCAAAAAACTCATAAAAATATTATAGTAATGTTTCCTGATCTTGTACATCAAAAAATAGGTAGTTTTGTGTATAATTGGAGCAACGATAATTACTTAGATATTAACTTTACTAGACGACGTGATATGTTGCTAATGACACATACACCCGATAGTATGATTGAGCATAACATGGGGTTTTATAATGCTATTAAAAGCATAAGAAAAGACGCTAAAATCGTCACAGAGTGGGCTCAAATAAGCCCGTGTGTAGGCGAAACACTATTAAAGAGTACTACGACACCATATTTTCATAAACATTCATTATCTGAGCAGTTTACTCGTTGGTGTAACATACATGGTGCGAATATAGAAAAACACGCTAAAATCAACGATTTGATAGCCACAAACAAGCATTATAACTATGATTTAACATATACACAAGCTGGTCATGACGCTATTTTCAAACTCATTTCCAAAAAAACCACGAAAAAAGGTTGACTTTTGGTTCAATTGAGTGTATAATAGTATATTACATAATAAAGAAAGAGGTTCTATATGGGTATGAAGATTGATAATGATGATTTGGCTCCGGGTTATAAGCAAAAGAAAATGTTTATTCAGTTTGGTAAAATTGAAGATTCACAGGAGAATCCAATTCCGTTAGATACTGTTAAAACAGATGACGGTGAAATTGTTAAAGTTACACTAGAACAGGCTACTAAGATGAAAGCATTAGAGCGTTCATTTCAAAAGCCAGTTGATAAACTTAAATTTGCTGATAAAATCCAATATAGTACAGGATTACAGCAATGGCTTAATTCACCAATCCTTTCTATGATTGAAGTTGAAGATAGCGACCAAATTGGGAATAATTCAATTTATTCTTAATCAACAGAGCAACTTTACCAGGGATTTTTACGCTCTTTAAAAACTAAAATCCCACACTATTCAAAGTCCCCCTTAATTGGGGGATTTTTATGTCCAAGGTCTTCCTGCTACTGGAGTATCGCTGTCATCACCACACATCACCACACCAGTAACTCTGGAGTCTTGGGTAGGAAATCCTGATTCAAATGCGGCAGTAAATGTTAGACCTACATAGCCCTTGGTATTATCTGGATATCCTGAGGTGATGTTGGTCCTTACTAGGCTCGAGTCCATCCATCCTGATGGATTATGACCAGTACCACCTGGAATGTTAGACTGGCCGCCGCCTGCCCAAAATTCATGCCATTTGAGCATTGGTGCTGATCCTTCATATACATAGGCGATGGCTCCGGGTCCTTGGTGGACCATTGCTGTTGCTGTGAATACTGTACCTATATCGTTACTTGATGCTCCCATTGAAGCCCAATCTGTAATTGGTCCAGCACCACCGCCGACTGTTACGTCTGCGAATATAGTATATGTCTGGCCAACCTGTATGCCATGATACTCTTGCATCGATAAACTTTGAACACCTGCCTCCCACGCCTTCCATGGTCGTGCACGATTTAAAGGCGAGTTACTCGGATCAAAGTCTGAAAGTATAGTATATGTTTTACCTTCCTCTATGTTTCGATAGTCAATGATCTGATGTAACATACCGATGTTATATGTATTAAGAGGTCTGTAGTAAGGCTTGGTAGTATCACCACCTGCTTTTCTGCGAGTTTGTGCTAGGTTTAGTTTTGCTGTTTGCCTTCCGGGTTTGTCAGCAATACCATTTACCGTTAGTGTTGATATTCCGTTTGATGCCATTATATTCTCCTGATACTATATTTACCCGAAAATATCCAAAATAGACTTGACTTTTTACCATTAATGCTTATATAATATAGTATAGTAATATAAATACTATTGTACGCCGAATGTTCGGGTACAACGTTAACTCGCTTTAATATAAGGAGAAAGCAATGACAAACGCAAGACTATCTATCTTTAATCAACTAAAACCATTCACAGTAGGATTCGACGATATGTTCAATCATTTTGAACACATTACTGATATGCCTCAAGTGAATTTTCCACCATACAATATCGTAAAAACAGGCGACTTCACATATGATATCGAAATGGCTTTAGCCGGCTTTGGCAAAAAAGACATTGAAGTAAAATATGCTGATAATAACTTAACTGTTAATTCAGTTCAAAGTGAAAAAGACGCTGACGAAGATCCAAGTGTATTACACAGAGGAATTTCAAAACGTCAATTCAAAAGATCTTTCACTATTGCTGAAGATGTTGTAGTTAACGGTGCGGAATTAAAAGATGGCTTACTAAAAGTATCATTGGAGAAAATTGTTCCAGAGGCTAAAAAGCCAAGAACAATTAATATCAAATAATTCATAGTTAACAATTGAAGATAGGGTTAGTTTTATGATTAATCCTATCTTTTTTCTTGACAAACGGTATAAAATCAGTTATAATATAAACATACTAACAAAGAGGTAATTATGAGTGACACTGAAATAAAAGAAAAGGTACAAACAGGTACACAAGTCAAAATTGACGAACCTGGACTTTACAAAGTCATTTATATGAATGACGAATTAACAACAATGGAATTTGTTGTAGAAACCTTATTAGATATATTTGATTACAATCCAGAAGACGCTGAGGCCATAACATTAAAAATTCATGAAGATGGGTTTGCAGTTGTAGCCGTATTACCGTATGAGATTGCTGAACAAAAAGGCATTGAAGTAACTGTATTGGCAAGAAGTAGAGGTTTTCCTTTACAAGTAAAAATAGAGAAGGAATAAAATGACAATTCACGCTATGATAGATTTAGAAACGTTTAGTACTAAGCCTAACGCAGTTATAACGTCAATGGGTGCCATAAAGTTCAGTCCGTTTAATGACGAGGAACCTTATGATCCATTATATATCAAAGTAGAAGTAGAAGAACAAACAACTATGGGTCGAGATATAGATGACGGCACTATGGCTTGGTGGGCAAAACAAGACAAAGTAGTATTAGACGAAGCATTGTCAGAAGATGGCCGTATTAGTATTGAAGAAATGACTACACAACTTAATAAATTTCTAATTGGTGTAGATAAAATATGGGCTCAAGGTCCTGTGTTTGATATGGTAATACTAGAGAACTTATATACACAACTAGGCAAACCAGTTCCGTGGAACTTTTGGCAAATACGAGATTCTAGAACATTGTTTGATTTAATGCCAGTTGATCCAAGAAAAGAAATACAACAAGAATTACACAATGCTTTAGCTGATTGTTACTTCCAAGCAAAGTGTGTTCAAAAAACTTACAAGGCACTCGGAGTTAAACATTGAAAATAGGATTTACTTGTTCGACATTTGATTTGCTCCATGCAGGTCACATTGAAATGTTACGAGAGGCAAGAAGTACTTGTGATCATTTAATTGTAGGCTTACAGGTTGATCCGAGCTTAGACAGAAGCGATAAGAATCCACCAATACAAAGTTTGGTGGAACGGTATGCTCAATTAAGTGCTGTAAAGTATGTCGATGAAGTAGTACCGTATCAAACAGAAAAGGATTTACAAGATATTTTAGCCATGTATCCAATTAACATCAGGATATTAGGTGAAGAATATAGAACACAAGATTTTACTGGCAAGGATGTTTGTAAGTCGAGGGATATACAAATTTATTTTAATAAAAGAGATCACAGGTTTAGCACATCTGATTTAAGAAAAAGGGTATGCGATGAGAATTGAACAAGATATAAAACTAGATTACAGTAGTGTATTATTAAGGCCAAAAAGAAGTGTATTAGGATCGAGAAAAGATGTTCAACTTATGCGAGAATTTACATTTAAAAATAAACACAAATGGAAAGGTATTCCATTAATGGCGGCTAACATGGATGGAGTTGGTACGTTTGAAATGGCAGACGCATTGCTTAAACAGTCTATTTTTACTTGTTTAGTTAAGACATATTCTGTAGAGGAGTTAGTAGAGTTTTTTAATGGTTCTTCTAGAGCAGAATACGTTGCTATGAGCATCGGCATTTTAGAACGAGATGTGAATAAATTTAAAGAAGTATATGACAGCGTAGGCGAAAATTTAAAGTATGTCTGTATCGATGTAGCAAACGGTTACTCAGAAAGGTTTTTAGATTTTATTGCTATGTTTAGAAAAAAATATCCAGGCGTGATTATCATTGCCGGGAATGTTGTTACAGCAGATCAGACGCAGGAGTTAATTTTAAATGGAGCCGATATCGTTAAGGTTGGCATTGGACCTGGTAGTGTTTGTACTACTAGGATTAAAACTGGTGTGGGCTATCCACAGTTGTCAGCAGTTATCGAATGTGCCGATGCGGCACATGGTTTGGGTGGTCACATTATCGCTGACGGTGGATGTACTTGCCCTGGTGATGTTGCAAAGGCATTTGCCGGTGGCAGTGACTTTGTTATGCTTGGTGGAATGTTAGCAGGACATGACGAGGGCGGTGGCGAAGTAATTACTAAAACTTATGAAACAGACGAAGTTATTAAAACAGATGATAACTTCTACGAAACAGTATACGAAGAAAAACAGTTTGTACAGTTCTACGGTATGAGTTCAAAGTCAGCAAACGAAAAACACTTTGGTGGGTTAAAGAAATATCGATCAAGTGAGGGAAGAACTGTACTAGTACCGTATAGAGGCAATGTAGAAGGTACTATACAAGATGTATTAGGTGGAGTTAGAAGTTCGTGTACATACGTAGGTGCTAATATGTTAAAACGACTTACAAAGTGTGCTACATTTATACAAGTAAATAATCAATTTAACGCAGTTTATGAAAATTCAACAATAGGTGAATAATGTTTCCTTATATAGGCGGTAAAAAACATCATAGCAGATGGATAGATCCAATGTTTCCGGGCGAGTCAAAGACTTACGTAGAAGTATTCGGTGGTGCTATGTGGATATATTGGATGAGCGGTAAGTATCCAGTAAACACAAATGTTTATAATGACTTTAACAGGCATTTAGCAAATGTGTTTTTATGTAGTAGTACTGATCCAGCAAAGATGGAAGAAACGTGTAAAACGTATTATAATGATTTACGTGATTCTGATAAGTTTACAGGTTACCGAGATGAAGTGTTCACTATTTACGGAAAACCATTTCCTATTCCAGACTATGATTTAGCGGCAAAGTATATGCTTTGTCAATTACAGATATTTGCCGGCGGCAATGGGTTAACTGACAAATCTAAAATTTATATTAATGAAAATTATAAAGCAAAGTTTAAAACGTTTACCGAAAAGTTTCAGCAAATAAGATACTTAGATAAACTAAAACATCTTACAGTAGAAAATCTTGATTGTAGAGATTTAATTAGAAAGTATGATCACAAAGACACTTTCTTTTATGTAGACCCACCTTACTTTAAACTTGAAAGTTATTATACAGAAGATGAATTTGGAAAACTTGATCATTTAGAGTTAATAGATCTACTCAAACAGACCAAAGGCAAGTGGGCATTAAGTTATTATTATTTTCCAGAACTTGAGAAAATGCTACCACGTACCCAATATTACTGGCACGAAGAAGTTACATTTACTAACAACGGTTTAGCTAAACAAGAAGGTGCTTTAACAAAGGATGGTAAGCCGGCAGGTGGCGTTCGACCAGAAAGAACAGAATTGTTAATTATGAATTATGATCCTACTGTACCACCAACTAATAACTTTGACGACTTATTTGATGACAGTTAAATTATGAGATATCCTTACCCTAACAACTTTCCGGTTGGGCCGAGTTGGGATAAGAGATTAATAGATCTCGGCATACCTGATGATATAGACGAAGTAGCAATAATGGTATCCGGTGGCATGGATAGTGCTATTTTATACTACGCTCTAACAGTCCTTAATCCAACTAAATCTATTAAGACTTTTTGTGTTCCACGAAAAGCAGATAACTCTTTAACACATTCTATAAATGTACATAAAAAAGTAGCAGAGTTGCTAGGAGTATCAGCAACGCCAGAACTAATAGGTGACGAAAATTCAACAGATAGTACATCTCCTACTAGAGAATTACTAGAATCAAACAGATTTAAGTTAGTGTATGACGGTGTAAACCATCAAGTTCCGTTAGGGTTTGATTTTGATATCCCTGAAGAATTTAACACACTACAATCACGTGGTATGGCAAATGGTCAAAGACCATGGCGCCTAGATGTTCCGGGACTTAGAACACCATTTTTACATTTATACAAATATCATGTAATAGATTTATTCTATAGACTGAGTGCTGAATCGTTAATAGATGTTACACATAGTTGTACAGCAACAACAGAAGGCAGTTGTAATGACTGTATGTGGTGTCATGAAAGAGCATGGGGATTCAAGCAGTTAGATTTAACTGACCCGGTAATAGGATAAATATTGACATGAGAGCAAACGATTTTATTTCAACAAGCATATCTAAAACATTTGTCAGCGAAGGCGGCAAGAGTGACGGCATTAGAAACAATACTGAGTTAGGTGTACTAGTAGCATTTGCTGGTATTACCTCAGGCGATACTAGCCCTACCAAACAAAAATTTGATAGTGGTGATTATGACACGGCATTAAGTGATCCAGGTAATTTACATAGCCAAGTTGAACGACACTTAACTGCTGACACATACAGCGAAAGTTTGTTTAACACTTGGATTGACATTGGTAAGACTATGTATGCTAGAGTAGTTGCTGATATTACAGCTACAGAAAGAGGCGAGGTGCCTACACAGTTTAATTGGGTAGGCGGAGCAAACGCTGGTCCTGTTGCTGATATAGAATTTTCTGATAATAGACTATCAGGCATATCACTTAAAGCAGAGTCGGGCATTACACTATCTAACTTGAGTCCAAAGCATTTGGGACTAGTTGGCGATCGTAATGTGGACATAGTTCAATTTTATTCTCAACTAGAAGGCGGTGGAAATGCTTTTGTGACACTTAAACAAGAGTGTATGAAAAAGGTTATGGCAGAAGCAAAGGCAACACCAGAAGAAGCAAAGGGATATAAAACATCAGGAAGAACTATTACTTACAATCAAGAATCTAATACATATAACATTGTAGGCAAGGGCGGGAAAGAGTATAACAACTTACCTGCTGAAAAGATATTAGAAGGAGCAGTAAAGAACGCTGAATGGCAACGTGTATTTGGTGACTGGTTCCAACAAAACTTCCACGGTGCTGATGACACAGTTAAAAAACTTATGAAGCCTGTAGCAACAGCAATATCAAAAAAGTTTACAGATATAATTAAAGAACATTTAGCAAATGATGTGAACCTTAAAAGTGTATTACAAATTGAAGACGTTCCTTATTACTATGCTAACGATAAAAAATTATACTTTGTTCCAGAGTTTAAGGCAGGAATGTTAGAAGCAAAAGAAGTAACATACATGAATGCTAATGGAACTGGCCAATTATGGAACCTAACAGTTGGCCCAAAAGATGCTGAAGCCAAAGATTGTGCTTCAGTTCAAATATACATACGTTGGAGAAACGGTATGTTTGAATCAAATGCTACAGCAAGTGCCCAGAGTTTAGAAAATCCTGAAGGCATGGCCTGGATCGCAGTAGCTTAACACGTTCCCTGAAGTTGTTTACTTAAAGTTGTGCGCGGAAGATTGATTCTATAATCTTTAAGCATAAATAAGTTTATATGATATTCGGAGCGAACATTATGAAAACAAGTTTTATATTTTTAACAACGATGGTTTTTACACTGGCAATTACGCCAGTTAACAGTAGCGAACTGACTTTTGGGTTCGGTAGTCCGTCGTTTAACGGCAGTGGTCAATCCTCACATTACTTGACTATTGAAAACATTGAAAAAACACGTGAAGATGCCGTGAAAGCAAAAGAGAAAGCGACTGCTAAAGCACTTAAAGACGAAATTAATGCTACAGCATTTGCTAAATTTAAAGCAAATTTAGAAGCAAGATTCTATACAGCACTTGCTAAACAAATTACGGATAACGTATTTGGATCAGACGGAAACCAACAAGATTCAGGAACATTTACAGGTACTAACGGTGAAACAGTTGCTTGGACGACTCCATCAGGTGCAGGTAATGTTGTGGTAACAGTAACAGAATCGGATGGTACAGTAACTACTTACACAATGCCAAAAGAGGATAACAGTTAACATGGATATTAGATCAATTAAAATAGACGGTACATTCAAGAAAATAGCAACAGTATTATTATTGACAGTATTCGCAGTAGGGTGTTCAACAACAACGAACAAAGGATATTTAAAAACGCAAGAAGTAGCTTTTTCAGAACTTAAGACAATTACACAGCCAGACGGCGCTCCGATTATTATAGCTGTGTATGACTTTGGTGACATGTCGGGTCAGAAGAAACCAGGCGGAAACTATGCTTCAATGTCAAGTGCGGTAACACAGGGTTCTTACCAAATACTAATTAAAGCGTTACAAGATGCTGGAGATGGCAAATGGTTTAGAGTAGTTGAACGTCACAGTTTGGCTTCACTGTTACAAGAACGTAAGTTAATTAGAACTACTAGACAAATGTCAGACGGCGAAGAAGCACAGCCATTACCAGCGTTATTATTTGCTGGAGCTTATGTAACAGGCGGTGTAGTAGGATATGACAGTGATGTTTTATCGGGCGGACTTGGTGCTAGAGTTTTAGGTTTACAAGGACATAGTGAATATAGACAAGACATTATTTCTATAATTTTACGTTTAATTAACGTACAAACAGGTGAAGTTATTATTTCTACTACTATTGAAAAAACAATATATTCATCAAGTACAGGCGCAGATATATTTAAATATGTTGATGCTAGTACAATGTTAGTAGAAATAGAGGCCGGATACGCCAAAAATGAGCCAGTAACTTATGCTGTTAGAAAAGCAATTGAGGCTGGAGTTGTGTCAATTATTAAAGAAGGTGCCGAATTAGAATTATGGAAGTTTGGTCCTACTAAAGCCGAATTAGACGCCATCGAAGAAGAAAAACTTAGACTAGCACTACAGGCTAAAGCGTCTAAAGAAGAGGCTAGAGTAGCGGCATTAGAAATGCAAGCGGAAATTGAAGAAGAAATGGCGGCAGCAGAACGAGAAGCCGAAATCGAAGAAGTGGCGCCAGTCGATGGTGGAGCAATAGTGGATCCGGAAACAACAATAGATGAAAATCTCGTAAATTCAGGAGTTGATAATGAAACTAATGCGGAACATCCTATTAAGTCTGCTATGTGGCATCTCGCTAACTAGTCTTGTATTAGCAGACACAGTTGATGGCGGCAATCATGTATATCTTTTATTAGAGGATACTTCAGGCGCTGGAGCCGGTGAAACTATTTACATAAAGCAAGATGGAGCCGATAACTGGATCGGTAATTCTTCCACTGACGATTTTGAAATTACAGGTACAGGAAATACTGTCAATATTAGACAGGTTGGATACACAAACGACTTTGAAAATTGGTCCACATTTGATTGTACTAACTGTACACTAGACGTTAACATCAAAGGTAGCGACAACGCAATAAACTTAGATATGGATGACACCGGCGACACAGGTTGGTGGATAGACATTGATATCAGAGGCAATGATAACCTTGTGTTTATTCAAGATGCCCCAGACGGTACTAACGTAGCAAATCAAAATTACGACATTGATATTGATGGTACAGATAATGAAATGTGGTTTAAAACTGAAAACGGATCAGGCGGTGGTCATCACTTATATGTGTATGTTTACGGTGATAGCAATTACATTAACTACTTGATGGGTGAGGGTTCAGGCATGAACACAACAGCCAACGCGGCAGTAGGTCATTACAATTCACTTAATCACGGAGCAGTTGCTGATAAAAACTTAGCATCAATTGACTTCTATATTATTGGATCTAGCAACTCTATACAAACAGAAACCGAAGGCGAAAGTAACTATATGCTTATTGAGTTCTTTAATGGTGCTTCTAACAATAGAGTTGATTATACGCCAGAGGCTTATAGTGAGGGCTTTAATAAAGTAATGCAATTTGGCGATAACAATGATCTAGCATTAAGAGTTAGTGGCAATACTAATAGAATTGGAATGTATCAACAAGGCAATAATAACGATTTGAATCTTACAGTGAATACAAATAGTGCGTTAATTTATGCTTCACAAGAAGGTGGTGCTAACACAGCCAACATAACTATATCAGGTAACAGTATATACGATTATACATTAAACTTCACACAAGATGGTTCGGATACTTGTACATATTCTTTTGACAGAAACACTCAAGGTGCTGATGTAGTAGCAACTGTATCGAACGGTTGCTAATATGAAAAAACTTTTAACCTTTATTTTTTGTTTTGTAATGCTAACAACAACACAGGCTGCCAGTGGGCCAACAGTCGGCGAAGTTAAGCAAAAAATGGGTACAACCTGGGTTGAAAGAGATTTTGAAAACGTAACAATCACAGACTCAGATTTTCCATTGTACATGGACGACTTTTTACAAACTGGCGAAGACGGCGCAATGAATATTGAATTTGTTGACGGTACAAAAGTTACAGTAGCGCCTAACAGTGAATTAGTTATTGACGAGTTTGCTTTTGACACAGACGCAGTTCCTATTCAAGTAGCATTAGCCATAGCAATTAACGTAGGTACATTTACATACGAAAGTGGTAGCATATCTAAAATGGGTGGCGACGTTGCTCTTATTACACCTACAGCAGTTATAACAGTACAGGGTACAGCATTTTCAGGTACAGTACAACCAAACGGTAGAACAACAATTACATTATTACCAGACAGTAGCGGTCAAGTAGGTCAAGTTACTGTAAGAAACGAAGCAGGTAGTACTACTATTGCTATACCGTTTGCAAGTGTTGAAGTTTTATCAGCTTCATTATTACCTAGTCCACCTAGACCGTTAGACAACGCCTCAAGGGCTAGTTTGTTTGATTTAGAAACTAACGAAGAAATAATTGAAGAAGCAGTAAATGAACAAAATGATAGACGCGGAGCGGCATCTAAGTTAGAAAATCTAAACGAAGAATCATGCGAAGGCACTAACGCAGAATGTATGAAAAAGTCTAAAGACTTGTTGAAAAAGAAAATAGCTATGGAAGGCAACGACAACGAAGGCAACGACAACAACAACGACAACGAACTACTGACCAACGACAACGAGGTATTAAACGAAGTCGAGACAATTGAGCAAGTAGATCAAGACGAAGAAACTAAAGATCTTATACAAGAAGAACAAGACGAAGAAGTTATAGAATTTAAAACACTAGAAGTAGAGAAAATAGACTTTGAAGTGTTTGATCAAGATGAAGCAGAGGTTGATAAAAAGATTGAAATAATGGAAGTTAACGAACAAGACTTTGAAGTTGGAGATAATGAGGCTGCGTCAGACTTAGAAGAAAGTTTAGCAAAAGATGAAGCAACTATTGAAGGCGATATATCATATGACTTTGAGAGCCTCCCAGGTATGGGAGAGTTTGATGTAGCACAACCTAATCAAGAAGTAACAGAAGATATAATTGTAGACGAGTCGGTTGACACAGAAGTAGATACATCATATTATGACCAATGGGACGATGAAGCCTATGATGATGAGTGGGGCTGGGTAGATGAAAACGACCAAGTAACTGTTTGGGACTCTACCGGCGAAACCAAAATGGATTACGAAGATAGTAAAAAAATGTGGGCCGAAATGGACCAAGCATATTATGATGCTATAGGTTGTGAAAATAATTGTGATTGGGAAAGTATTGACTGGAGTGACGTTGACTTTGATAATGTTGATTGGGAAGCCTTACAAGAAAAACAAGATGCTACAATGTCCTCATATGGACTAGAAACTGATTGGGGAGATTATCTCGAAGATTGGGAAAAAGATGAGTCAGCAGACCTTGACGTTACCGATGACGTATTTAATGAAATTGAAAAGTTTGAAGGTGACGTAACAGATGATAGTGATATATGGTATGACGATCCTGATGTATTCAACGAAGCTGAAAATAACGGTGACGAAGAATTTAAAGAAAACCAGAACAGCTATTATTCGGGAACAGGTCCTTACTTAATGACAGGTAAAGAAGATTGGTGTGATCCATCTTGGTGTACACAACAATACATTGATGAAACTAATGAATGGAATCAAATGGATTGGGATTTAAATACAAAATATGAT